ATATCCAGTATTATTAGCTTCATTAAAATCAGTAATTTCACCAAATCTCCTTTTGTACCACGTATCATTTATCCCTAACAGTCCTTCCAGCTCTCAAATATTGCTAAATTCTTGTCAAGATATAGGAATTTCGATTGCGCCGGATGGTAAATCTAGATTGTTTTCATGGCTTAGATTGAGCCCCCCATTCGTGCCAATGCACAATGTACTGATATACACGTATGCTGATGATTTTACATAAACAATGGTTTTGTTCTCTTTTTTTTGATAATAAACATTAGTTAAATAGGTTCCTCTTTTTATCGAATTAACGGATAGACCATCGCTATATCCTGTTAATAAAACAACAGACGGAGATGAATTTTCATGGTTCTTAAATACTGAAATAAGCATTGATATTCCTGTTGTATCATTTTCAAATTCGGCAATTTTACAATACTTCTGCTGCTCTTTTTGATATGAAGTGGTCATTCTTTGAATTGATGGCATCAATCCATCTTTTTCACTCGTTGCAACACCTATCAGTTCTTCCAGTACTGAGGCATTGGCTTTCAACGCCTCACTTAATTCCATCTTTTCCATAATATTTTTTATTTACCAGTTTCCAAATTGTTTTTCTTATAATCCTGCCATGAGTCGGCAAGCTGCCCCACCGAAGCGGAAGTGTAGAGGTCAAGTATATGAATCTCGTCATCGGCAAGCTCCACAAGCTCGTTCCGATAGATCTTCTCCGCAAGCACGTGCGCCGGAAGACCGGGCACGTTCCTGTAAATGCCGTCAGCAATATCCTTACGGATATCCGCTATCACCATATCCTGTCTGTCTATCCCCGTGAACAGGGGAAATTTTGTAAAATCAACTTTCATAATATTCTTAATTAAATACTGTTATCCGCAATAAAACATAACCCAATAATTGCCCATACATTTAATGAATCCGGATGAATAATCCAAATCCATATAGGACGCCTCTTTTCCTCCAGGGGCAGGCAGGATGCGCCCTCCTGTCAGTCTTACCCCGCCGCTCATACGTTTGAAGTATATGGTATGTCCGGGAACATTCGGAGGAAGCGTCACCGTTATGTTACCCGTATTAATAAACATCACATTGTCATCATTGTTATTCAGGGAGGTGCTGACGGATATGTTCCTCCAGTTGCCCACTATGCCACGGAGAGAAACATAACTGTCATTGTCCGGATGAAGGAAAATGTTACCTCCCTCCACGAACAGGGGAATGCTCGGGGTCTTGATATGCATCCCGAGCATGGCGTTCGGACTCTGTATGTCAATTCCGGCATCATACTTAATCCCTTCGATTGTGACAAACTGCGTGTTTCCCCCGAGTTTTACGCTTGCGAACGTCCTGTCGTTATAAAACTCAATCTGCCCGGCGGATAACTTGAAACCGACATAGGAATCCGTTCCCTCATAAAGAGTTTTTGAGGACAACATGCCGGAATCTATGGAAAACGGACCGATACGTCCGCTATCCGCCGTGATTTTTCCGCTGATATCCACGTTGACCGCTCTGATACCGTCCGCATCAATCATGGACGCCTTGATCTTCTCGGTCAACAACAGCTTGGTGGCGATAAAAGTCCAGCTCTGTGCTACTTCCCAGTATTTTATTTTTCCCGAAGCCACATTCTGTTTGGGGGTTTCCGTCGAAACCGACGTATGCGAACGGATGCACAGGTACAGCAGGTTGTCATAAAGTACAATGTCGTAAAACTGCTGCCCTTGCTTGCCCTCCAGGTAAGACACAGACGCCCCCCATACACGCATACGCATGCGCGCTCCCTTATCTCCCTTGTCACCTTTTGGAGCAAAACTGACCTGTCCGGTTCTAGTCACCAACGGCATATCACCTCCTTATTCCTTGGTTGTGATGGTCCATGCCACGTTGCCTCCTGCCTGCTGGCACATGTCCCAAGTACACGTGCCGGAAGTGGCTGCTGTACCGGAAGTAGACGGGTTAAGGACTACTCCTGCACTGTCCATGAACACGAAATAGAAAGTCATGTCCTTGTACTTGGTGGTACTTCCACGCTTGACCAGAATGGGCTTATAGACCACCGTGTCACCACTTTCCCGGATGGTCTCGTCCTCGGGCGTGGGATTCAGGATCAAATCAAACGGATCGGACGCATCCATTACGGACTGCGTGTCCTGACCGATGAGCTTGCCGCCCTGGTACACCTCCGCCTTGAACACACCTGTCGTGTCAACCATATCGTTGGTGACGGTCAATGTCTGTGTGGTCTTTCCGCTCAGCACGCTCCACGCACCGTTGACCTGGTTGTACCACTTGTACGCCAGTCCGGTAGTGATCTCGTCACTGCCCATGCGCGCTACGGCTTTCAGAATGCAGCTCTGCCCTTTGTCCCGAAGGGTAAAATACTTGTTGTCACCGGCAATGATTGTCACATGCTTTTGGTTTCCGACCCCCTTGGTGATGGGGATGCTATAGACGAACTGGACGGTGTCGCTGGTATTTCCAACGGTCACGGTGGCTTCACCCTTGATGGTACAAGAGGCCGCTCCGCTCGCCTTGACCAGATTCTTGACGATCTGCAATCCGTAGTAATCCGTCGTACCGGGCTGGTAAGGGATAAACTTGAAATGTCCCGTCTCACCGCCAAACGTGTTGGTGGAGACATTGCCCGAGAACTTGATCTCGACATCATTGAAATACCATTTCATGGAGGAAGGAACCACCAGCCCTTCCGCCACCCGCGAAGAGGTGAGAATGAAGGACAAGACGGGCTTGAGCGAAGCGAAATCCGGTGCGATGTTCGTCGGGGCGGACGCTTCGCCCATATACTCCTGATACAGATCTCCCTGGTTACACTGGATGGCAGGCATGTACACGCCGCCCTTTTGCGAAAATATGACCTGTCCGGTCGCGCTGGCCAAACTCATGACGCTCCTCCTTCCCCGGCCGTTCCCGTACTATCCGTGCCTTCGGAGCTTTCGGTGTTGTCCTCCCCCCAAGAGGCAGGTGTGAATACTTCGACGGGATGGTCCGTACCGTCTATCTCTTCTTTCGCCGCCTGCGGGGTCAGGCAGATGCCGCCCGCTTCCTTGGCCCTGTCAAATACCGTGTCGCCGGGGAAACGTGCCACGTCCGCCTGCCACAATAATACATTGCCATCCGCTGTCCTGTTGCGGATATCGGTCAGATGCAACCGGTCGGCAACCTCCTTCGTTACTTTAATGTAAAATGCCATACTACTATTGTTTTTAATGTTATCCAAATTTTCTTACTACTACCGTCTCGCCCCCCTGTGTGAGCACCTTGCCGCCTTGTGTCAGCGCCACGTAAGGGCCTCTGTCCTCCACCTCCAGCTTTAACATCATGCCGTTGCTGAAAGGTATTCTGGGAGAGTATCCGTCGGCAACCTTGGCATATCCGGCATCTCCGCTCTTCTTGACGTACCAGTGGCAGTTAAACATGGCGGATGGATTCGGTATACCCCCCATGGTATCCCGAATGACGGGTCTGGGAAAGATGGCGTAAGTCCCATCCGGAACACCCGTAGGTACGCCCTCCCAGTCGGCTTCAATCTTCGGAATCCTGCGGCGTATCACCGTAGAGACTGCCGGGTCCGATATGCCCGGGGTTGATGCCGGAGTCCCGGAAGCCGCATAGGTGGCCTTGCAGACAATCGTGATGTCATCACCTATATAATTGCGGTCAATCTTATATACATTCTTGTTCAGTGATACAAACTCCCAGTCGTTGTCACCCGCTCCTGTGGTTATCGCCTCCAGCGCTCCCGTAGACAACAGACGGTACCAGAAGAACTTGCATTTGCCCGTAGCCGTCACGTCCGTGTCGCCTACCATCAGTTTAGCCGTGATGGTCTGTGCGGTGATGTCACGCACCGGGTTCCAGTCCAGCGTGGACGGGCTGTCTATCGTCAATACGGGGATCGCATCCGTACCGTCAACCGCGCGGACAAGACGGCTCATCTGAAAAGTAAACAGCTGTCCGGTACGTGTGTCGGCATATTCCGCGTAAAACTCCAGCGTGACGGGTTTTAGGACGGTGACATTTTTTTTCATTGTGATCTGTCCCTTGCTGTCACCGGACTCCGTAATGCTGTAGCCTGTGTTTGCCGATGTGATAAGTGTGCGTGTGGTTCCGATGCGCTCGTACCACTTCATGTTGGTCAGCCTGGAGTTGACCGCCCCGATTTTAGTCACCGCTTCCGGATCGGTGGCGTTGCACCGCGGAAACAGGACCAGCGGTGTCAGCGTATAGTCCGGAGTGTATTCAGCTTTGTCAGCCTGGTAGACCTGCATGTCCGGCACGCTGCCCACCACCTCGATGTTACAACTGGTTTGTAACAGCCGGTAGTTGATTTCTATTTTTCGTTGCTTTGTTGCCATTGTTCCTATTAATCATTATTTTTGTGAGGTAAAGGCAGACTCTAGTAAAGCGTCTTATATACCTGTAATCGTCAATATATGCCCCAAGTGTGGCTATGTAGCACACTTTAATTTGAGGTAAGGTTCTCTTCTTGAAAATCTAATCGTACAAATTCTTTCACTGAATGTTCTCCCTGAAGTGTTGCAGCACTCTTGGGGAGAACTTTCTTTTTGCACAAACCTTACTTTTTTTACTAATACTTTACCCATAATCTTATATTTTTAAAATGTTACAAAATTCTCCGCCACTTCAAACTGCTGCCCGTCACGCAATAACGCCTGTGCTTTAAACGTACACACCCGCATGTTGGTATAATTCGGTCCGAGATCATCTATCGTCAGAGGAAGATTTTTCCCGGCGCCGGCACGCTTCACCGCCCATGCGTTATCTTCTGATACATTCCCGGTATCACGCGTCCAGCTCACATCAGCGTCAAGTATATGATCTGTCACGTCACGGTTGTACAGCTTGCCGGTAATATATAACGTTGTGGAAAAAGTCTCGATATCAAAATACCACCCCTTTGTGCTGCCGATCTCTATCGTAAATTCCGGGTTCCCTTCCAGCATCGCCCATCCGGCCGCCGCATATTGCGGTTCGTCGGCTGTTCCCGTCATCAGGCACTTCCATTTGCAGCCGTAGTGCCAAACCGTGTCCGCCCGCTCCTGCGTATTGGTGTAAGGATTGTCAGAGGACGCGACTTCGGCCGACCAAAAGCCACGGTCCACCAGTTCCTGTACGGGCAGTCCCTGCCAGTCCACCCGGTAAAGTTCACCGAAGATGCCGGCACGGGCGAATATGTACGAGTGCTTATAGTTGATGGGGAGATTGTCAAACAAATCCAAATTGGGCAAACGCCCCAATATCATGTAATAGTTGTTCTGTTCCAAGATAGGTTTCGTTACTCCTTCCAGCCAGACAAGACATTTATCCGTGGTGGCGGACAAAAACCAGTAGCTTTGCCTGTCCTCATTGAAGGCGTTTCCTCTTCTGGTAATGATAGTCAACTCTGTGGGAGGATAGTTCCGGCCGCCAGGCACTTCCGAATCCGGATACACCAGTACAGAGATGGAGTTGGCCGCTATATTCTTCGACAGCACACGTACCCATGAAGTGTAATACTCCCCCGTAGAAAAGAGGTTGTTTACAATCCCGTACACTATATCACCCTCCTGGAATGCGGTGAAGTCATTCTCCCAGCGCTTGCGCAATTTCAGGGTATAAGTTCCGTCGCTCTCTAAAGTCACGGACTCAATGACCCCGTTCTCGGAATATGAGGTGTCGCCTTCCTGTGCGTTCAGACGGTTATAGATGATTTCCTTGAACACTGCGGAGCCGCGTACCTCAAGACGCTCGAACTGACCGCGCCCGTCAGGATAGATACCGGCACCTTTACCGGCAATCATGGAGTCAATGAACTCGCCATATTCAGTACCTTTCAAGAAAGTGATCAGACCGTTGGCAGTGTCTTCCTTATCTTTACGAAGGAACATCTTATAGATAGGGCTGTCCGGCGAAAGTTGATCAGCCCATCCCGCTTTTATCTTTTTACCGTTTATTAAAAGATATCCATCCAAATAAGATATAGCGTTAATCAGTTCAAGATTTGGATGAGTATGCCCAACACCTCCTTGACCGTCGTAGTTTTCGGACATATTATTGAGAATGTAGGCAAAGATAGCTCCTATCGTTGTTGTAGCCCAATTTTCAGAATAAGGATTCTGAACCGGTATCAGCACCCCCTCGGACAAAGGCTGCGAAGGAAACTCAACAATCCGAGGGGGTATGGAAAAAGAACCAAGATCCGGAATATCTATATTTAACTCATCAGGAAGCTGGTCAGTTCGCAACAGATTCAGATATGGACGGGCATCAGCATATTTGTATGTGAACGTATAAGACGAAGGAAGTTCCTTGTCTGTGTAGGATGTATTGTCTTCCGTCACAACAATAGGACGGAGATAATTCCCCAAATATATATATTTGACTTTAGAAGGGAAAAAATCAAGTAACCACTTTCGCTTATTTTTATCCAAATATCCTGTAGATTTTTGAAAAGAACGGGTCGTATCTATACGATATTCACTGAATTCTTCATCTATTTCCGCTATATTATGGGTATGTTCTCCTGTAAAATCAGACTGACCATAAGCACGGAAGGTATCTATTCCGCCCAACGAGTTTTCAAAAAGTACCCATTGTTCCTGCTCAGACTTTATTCCATCCGCTACATATCTCTGTATATAAGTAAGTCTGTCTCCGGATGAATTCTCTACCCAAACATCATAGAAAGAAGGATACCGTGATCCAAACAGAGCCATGATAACCGCATATTGTACAGGAATAGAATAAGCATTGCCTGCCAAAACAGAATAAACAGTTTTAATTTCCGAAGTGACTTCTCCTTCTTCTTGGGAAAAATAGGCTTTAACACATACATTACCGTCAACCGTTGCATAATAAGTCAAGAATTCAGGAGTATAATAAGTGACAGGCTTTATCTGTGGCTGCCAAGTGAGGAAATTAGATGTAACAAAATTTTCAGCGGATGTAGCCAATCGGTCAACACCGCCCCGAAGCACACGGAACGATATCTCTTTTTTATCAATCACAGCTGTAAAATCTGCAAAGATAGATGTTTGGACATAAGGTTCACTTTGGTCCTTCAAGAGAAAAGATAATTTAGACTCTACAATTTCACGGATATCTATAGTAACCAAATGGTCCTTTCCAGGAGAATAGACGGATGACAAAATTTCCTCTGTTCCTTTTTTTAGGATAAAAGAAAATTCTTCTGTCGCACTTATCCTGAATTTCTCGATATTTCCTGATAAGGAAAATGATGCCGGTTGAGTTAATACAGTCATTTAAATCTTGAATTAATATTTGAAAACAAAAATAAAAGTTAGTCCAATCTATAGAAAGGACAATCAATTATCTGCATTAGGAACGGCTTCTAACCAAAATGTATATAAAGCCCAATTCTGTGATATATATATACCAGCCGTATAGCACACATACATTTTCTTCCCTACCAAATCAGCAGTAGGTGGAGGTGGGAAAAATGGAGAAATCTCTGCATCCTTAAATGGGGATGAATTATATTCATCTTCTGATATTAGTTTATAAGAGGTTTTGCCCACCCATTTATAACCCGTATCCATAGAAGGAAATATATCTTCAATACTTTTTGGCAAAGATACAGGCTCATATAACTGGGTAGTGTATAATTCAGACTCTATCGGATCATTTCTAAGCCCAAGATTATAGTTTATCTTATTAGGCAATAATTCCGCACCATGTATTACAAGTTTTTTAAAAGATGAGAGAGTCATCTTCTGGTGCTGGGTAAGCAACAAATCCGCCTTAACAGTATGCATAGAATTACGTAACAACTTGTCATATTCCTTATAAAACTTTTCAAATATCCCATAAGGCCCATTATACACCAAAGCAAAGTCTGAGAACTTATAATTTATCTCATTACGTCCGGATCTTCTATATATATAATTACTCACAGAACCTTCAGTAAACTTCCAATCCGCTTCTTTATGAGCAAAAGCAAGCATGACATACATATTAGAAGACGTATTTGTTTCTGTTTCTGAAGGTTCATTAGCAGTATCTGTTCCGGTGATTTTCATTGAAGAGTTAAGATATTGCACTTCACCAATATACATCCCAGCTGAAGGTATACATTCAGGAACTTCGATTTTATATGTCTCAAATTCACCCCCTTCATAATAACGCTGACCACAATCAGCCACTATTTCAGTGGTAGGTGTTATCATACTGGACAAACGAGTACTTATTTTAAAGCCGTTGCGAACAAAATATCCTTGCCGTTCATTAAATATGGCAGTTGGGTATTTTGATTTAATCAGTTCCAAAGAATCAAAAGTTTCAATAGTCCCATCAACAGAATCTTTCGCTTCCAATATCAGCTGCTTATATTTATCCGGGTATTCAACTCTCAATTTCCCAACCAAAGATGACGAAAGATTCACATCCGCCTTATCAGACATTAAATCATTAAACATTATAACGTCAACTGTTCGATTAACTTCATCGGTAATAAACTCACAACAGAATTTACGCCGAAACAAATCCAAAATCTTACTACAAGTTACTTTGGGAACCAGCTGATCAATACGAATTTTTCCTGTCACAATTGCGTCAGCAACATTGTTAATGAAAACCATATCGGGGAAAGGAGACGTTTTCGTAAAGAAATTATCAAGAAGAGTATATCCAAAATGAGCGAACAAACGTTTAAGGACATAATTAGCCTTAATGAACGGTGTCATATAAAATCCGCGAGTAACAGATATTGTCTTTCCATCAATATATTCAGTTGTATCATTTTCATTATAAAATAAAGAGGACCTTCCATCATTACCATTCAAATATCGTGGATTGTCATTATCATCATCATTAATTTTAACGCGAAAAATAGAGAACATTTCATCTCCTCCGGATGTGTTCAGCTGTTTTAAATAAGATATGGCCTGATCCAATGTATTAATCCCATCAACTGTTTCATCTGCAAACACATCTGTAATATAAGTATTTTCCAATTTGCTATAAAAACTTCCTTCATTTATATAAAACGAAGTCTCAATGCTTTCAGACGGGGACACACTCAATATCGCCTGACGACATGGAACAAAATATTCTCCGTCCTGAATAGAGGCATCAAGCAACTGTACTTTTTCCTTTCTTTGTATAACATTCGGGAAATTAAGAATATCACGATTATAAGGACTATCAGGCAAACTTACCGGCAGAGATTGCTCACCATAATCGTTAAAAAAAGGATTTGTTTTTTCAATTTCAAGCTGTGTTTCAGGAACAAGCTGATATGCTTTTCCCGATTTTGTATTAATAATCTTCATTTTGAGCCAATTTTTCTAGAACGATTCCTCAATTCTTGTTTTTTTTCAAATTCAGATAAAATAGTGTATGCATGTATTCCACCGTTTTTATCAATTCGGGACAGAATATCATTCAATTTGTTTACAGATTGAATAAAAACAGGATCAGCATATACCATTGAAGGCGTGTTTCCTATTGGTGAAACCTGTCCTCCATCTTGTTTCCCTACAGTTTTTGCCTGAAGATATTTGTTAAAGTCCAAAGTACGAATAGTTCCGGCCTGTTGTGCCTGATCAAGAATAGACAATATGGGTGCAATGGTAGGATTCTTCACCGCCTCATTGCTGGCTACCCATTCCTTAGATGATCCGGCAGGCCCCTCTCCTACTATAACAGTAGGTTTGTCTATAAAGCCACGACGTTTAGGATCATAGACAGCCTGAAACTCTTTTCCATCTTGGGCACGAGTGACATCTATATATCCTCCGGACTGTCTACCGGGAACACGGGTATATGATGTATTCGGAGATGTAGTTCCCGACGTGGTAGATGAGCCTTTTTTAGCAAGCAAACCTTTTAATGTCGTTTTTGCAGCTGTTAAAGCAGCCATGATCAAGCCACTGATAATAGCGGTTCGGGCAGCAGCGGTCGCGCCAAAAGTGGCAACAGAATCCGGCTGGGCAGCACTAATAGCTGCCGCTTTAGCCTGTTCCGCAATGGCTACAGCAGTAGCTTCCGCAATTTTTTGATTTATAATTTGAGATAAGACATCAAAAAGGATATCAATCATGGTATTACCAAAAGCGGAAAGCATGTCTTCCTGCCCTGACAAAACTTTACCTAATGATTCCCCCATTTGGCTTCCATATTCCTTATACTGATCCACTTGCTGTTTCAAAGAGTCACTAATTATTTTTACCTGATCATTATGATGTTGCTGCCTATCTGCCAACTGCTTATCAAGCCACTCTTTATTTTCATCTATGGATTTTTTATTGAGTGACACACGCTGTTGCTCTTCTTCTGTTTCAATCGCAAGTTTTCTCTGACGAAAATCCTCAAGTGCCTTTATACGAATATCCAAAATTTGCTGTTCAATCTGTTGGCGTTGTGAGACCTCCAACCCCATTATTTTAAGACGGGCATTAAGATCCTGCAAGGTCAAATCTTCCATGGCCTTGTTAAACTGGGATTCAGTCTGTAGTTGTTCGTCATTATGCGCCAAATAACGTTGTTTTAACTCTATTTTTTGTTGTTCAAAAAGTTCTGTCTGCTTCTGTAATGCTTCCTTCAATATTTTTTCATTTCGTTTAGCTTCTTCTTCCGCTGCATCAGGATCAATAGGAGTTACTGGAAAACGGTTTTTATAAATTTCCTTGGCCATGCTCAAATACTCACTTGTTGCATTCTTTTCATCATCAATCCAAGCGGAAAGAGATTCTTTATTCATCTCATTAAAACTTTTACGTTTTTCAATCATCTCTGTTTGAGTTTTAATCATATCGTCTAAAGTAGTTCCCTGCAAACGAGAAAGTTCCGCATCAACTCCTGATAACTCCTCATATAATGACTTCATCTCCTCTTTGAACTTGTTCTGCTCATCCGCAGTCATCTTTCTAGAGTTTATTTGTTCCGCATTAGGTCCATATCCCATCCCCCCGCTATAAACAGCAATATGTTTTGCATTTCCTTCTTTATCAACCCCATAAAGCCTTTTTCCTATACTTTCTTGGCGTTTCAGACTCTTTATCCTTTCTTCAATGTTCTTTTTTTCGTTCTTGCGCTCTTCAATTTGTGATTTATTGATATAGGCTAATCTGGCTTTTTCTGTTTTTATCCACTCACGGGCATAATCAGTACTCACAGATATAGCCCTTCCATAATTGTCAAAGCCAGTAACAGCTCCTGGTATTATTTGAGCGATACGGGATATCAATTGGTTTAATTCATCTTGTTCTTGTGCGCTTAAGCTTGTTTTAGTTTTCAATTCATCATATCGGTTCAGCAAAGGGAGCAGCCCATTTTGCAGGGAAACAACCTTATTCAACTGGTCATCAAATTTTTCGCCAGAAGAATCAAGGGATTTTGATATTGTCCCCATAAAACGTCCTAAAGTTCCCATGAAGGATTTAATAGCCGGTTCAAGTTTCTTTCCTATCTTATTATAGATAGAATCCATCTGGTCCCCTAAATTTGATTCCAAGCCAGCCAGCTCATTCATCTGGGTAGCCATAGATCCTTGTACACCCTGTAATTTGCCCAAGGACAGAATATAGTTCTTAATTGCCATATCCGTATTCTGCACCTCAGTAGTTACACCCCTGAACGTATATGCAGTAGTTTTTCCATTCTTCGAAGCGGTGATACCAAATTCCTTCAAACGTTCATTCTCACCCGTCATGGCATCAAGCAATGCTTCAATAAACTGGTCTATGTCCTTGCCTTGGGACATTGCGATATCTCCCATTGCTGTCAGTTCATCGGTAGTCGGTTTAATTCCACGGTTAACTAATTTAATATATGATTCAGTCCATTCTGACACACTGGCCGGCGTATCTTTAGCAAGCTGCTGCAACATCTTCATTGCCTTTGCCGCTTCTTCTGAAGAGCCGGTAGCATTACGGAGAGTCGCTTCAAAACGGGCATATTCCTTACGAGTTTCATAGGATTTCATTCCGACATCTTTCAAATATCTGACAAGTTGCACGGCTATAAAACCTTTAGCAGCCGTTTTGGCCATATTCATTGTTTTATCAAATGCAGTCAGCTGTTGCTGGGCATATTTCCCAGTACCCCTAAGTTCCTCCATCCGGCTATTTACTTTGGAAAGCTCCGCTTCAAGTTCGGCGTATTCTTCCGGATGTGTTGATTTTACTGTCTGATCCAACTGTCGGCGAAGATCTTTGGCCTTTTTTCGGAGTTGGGCCATAGTAAGCCCTGTAACATCCAGCTTCTTCTCCAATTCACCAATCAACTTGTTATTTGTTGAAATAGTCTTATTGCTTTTTTTTATTTCTTCATCAAGACGCTGATATTCATCCGATTCCTTTTTTCCTTGAGACTCCAACTCACGCATCAATTCACGACGCTCCTTATTTGTTTTGTTCAACTCCCTATTAACCTTAGTGAGTTTGCGAATTTCCTGCTGTGCCTTTGACGATTCCACCGATAAAATATACTTGATTTCGTCTTCATTAAGTTTCTTAGCCATAATTCAGTAGTCTATATATATGATTGAAAATCTAATTGATCAATATCCGAACCTTCTTGAAGTTGCCGGGTGATATACTTACGTATGTCCTGAGTAAAGCCATAACGCAGATTAGGAAGCACTTCACCATAAAGTACCCCCCAAATGACACGGTTATAGATGGAAAGTTTTCTACGTATCCGCAGATCCTGCCGAAAACGAATATCTAAGAAACGCATATAAGGAAGAACGCTCATATAATATATTTGACGTTCAGTTCCTTCTATTTCCACCGGTTTTTCTTGGACTGATTGGAGCAGATTGCCGGATATGACATTCAAATTCTCCGATATGACTTCCTGTTGTATCTGCCTTATTTTTTGAAAACCGATGGATACAACATTGTGAATGAATGTTTTTTTGATAAGTTGGTCTGTTACCATAGCTTCATAAAATTTGAAGCTAAAGTAATTATAGGAATGAAAAAGGCGAAGGACAGATTTTATACCGCCTTCGCCCATATTAGTTATAAAATAAGCTTATAAATTAGCAAGCCATTTTTTGCCTTTCCGGGTATTTAACCATATAGCAAAGAAAAAGGCTAACATTCCAGAACCACCAAGCACAATCAATAAACCTTCCATAAATTACCTCCTTATATTTTATATCCAATATAAGCAAACACAATGGACGAATTACAAACTCTTCAGCCATTTTTTCCCAGACTTTGTATATAGCCATATAAGAAAGGCTATCCCAATAACAGTTCCTATGATATAGGTCATAGCAAGCATATCCATAAAACCTCCTATTTTAAAATTTTATTTCCAATCATAGCAAATACAACAGTAAACATTACACCTCCAACTAAGACAGACCATGCAACACTATTGTTTACATTAACAGATAAAGGTGTAATCCAACTAACGAAAAGACCAGCAAAAGCCAATTTTGCCAAATCAAAGAAGAACTTTCCAAGCGTTTCACGCCTCACTTTGTCTTTCTCCTTAACTTCTTTCTTTGCCTCTTGTTGTTCGCTCCAATTTCCCATGTAACCAAACTTATTACGCAGCGTTCAATTCTGAACACATTGCAAATGTACAAAAAGGATTGATAATATAATAATTAGACTAAAAGAAATATCGTATTTTATCTATAATTATTTCTGTTTAAACATCCATCGGAACTCACATCCTAAAGTTCCGGGACGTGGTTGGAAACGGAACCCTCCCATAAGAAGCGAATTATAGACATCCTCCAAGCTGACGGATGTTCCCGGATCAATCTTCTTTATGGCTTCATACACATCCTCAGTAGAAAACCAATGAGTCGCATCGGACTCATTGGTTGCGGGAGAATAGACATTCATCAACGCAGTGATGTAACTGTCCATTTTAGTTTCATTATTCTGACTCATCAAAAGAAGATGCTTTGAGATCTTTCAAAATCTTGCGCACACCGCGAAGCTGCTGCAACATGACCAGACGATCACTATCACTGGCATCCGCTTCCGGATTCTCAATCAGTTCAGCTATACAATCAAGTCCTTCAAGAACATTATCAATTTCGCTATTACCGTCTTCCTGCATACGACGCAACGCATTAAGGCTCTCGTCGCTTAATATAATTCCATTAATATTCATTTCCCTTAAACATTTTATTGTAAAACATAATATTAGTAAAGCAAACTTATTAGCGGTGCACCTGCTTGTAATATTTTGCTGTTTCCAACAAAGATAAGGCAAATATGATAAAACATATAAGACACATCACAGTGCCAAATGCGGGCGATAATAATAATGCAACAAAGCACAACATTATGAACAATATTCGCAACGAAAATGTTCTAGAAATTTTTTCCTCCATGATAGAAGAAAAGATAACAGAATCAGCATGAAGCCATTCCAACAAAGATTCTTTTTTCTCTTGCAAATAATTTGACTTTGCATCAAGAGACAATGTAGTAGTTTTCATTTTTGAGTACATTTAAAATGAATTAATAAAGTTAGAAAAAGGAAGGGAACAAAAAAAGTTCCGCTCCCCGTTGTACTCCACCTTGACATAGGCAGTGGGTCCATTAAGACTCCACACGGGACGGAACTATATGTTTTGCCGAAGACATAAAAAATGCCCGCAGCTATAATGGCGAGCCTACTCGCCTATGTCAAAAAGGAGTACGCTGCAAAGATGAATATTATTTTTGGATTGACAAAACAAAAGCGGAACTTTTTTAGAGTTCCGCTTAAGAATTTGTTATCGAATAATTAATACCATTTTGCCGGAGTTGGATTTACATCCTTAAATCTCTTAATATAAAAACGCTTGGGAGATTGAGATTTCAAGCTAACAACAGATACATTACTATAATCCGAACAGTTTTTAACCTGACTAGTAATCTCTTCTTGTTTCTTTGTAACGTTCTCAATTCTTGAGACATAAAAAGAGCTTTCCAGTTGTTTCACCTCACGACAATCTTCTTTAGCAGAATAGACCATATTATAACCAAATGTTATAGGAGAATCATTTTCGTTATAGTTTTCCGAATATCTGCGACTAGGGTTATCTTTTTTCTTATCACAAAAAGAATAAATGCCATCAACGACATTCAAATCACCAATCGTTTTTGATGATTTAGGAGCGACACATACTACAGGCAAATCACGGAATGTTTTGCTTTCAAATTTAGAGACAACAACATGGCGATCTATACCTTTATAAAAAGGGAAAGAATACGTGTTGAATATAAAGGATGATTGAGATAATGAAACAAACAGATTCTGATCAGTCTTATTTGTAAAAACAACAGAAGCATTACCAAACATTCCCCAAAAATTATAAGTAAGCTTGCAATCTTCATTCTCAAAAACAAACTGCTCATTACTTGTTTTGGCCGAGGTGCTGTCCACATCATAAATCTGGATATAACTTTTACATGAAGTAAATAGAAGAGAAACAATCAGTAGTAAAAAATACTTTTTCATAAATATCTAAGTTTTAAAATTTTTCGCAAAGTTAATAATAAAATCCCAATCAGTATTAAAATAATACTACAATCATAAATAAAAGGTGCTTTATTTCTAAAACACCTTACAGTTACCTACCCATGATTATATCTCCTACAACATTAGCCAGTACATTGGAGCCGAAACCTTTCAGACCGTCCAGTTTTTCAATCATGGAGATTATTTTATCTAATTTTTTATCCAGGTCACATAACTGAATCGTCGTACATCTTGTGCTTGAAATACCGCCGTACATGAAACCCGGAATCCACATCCTTAAGACTTTCCACAGCCTTACGATAGCATGACAATGCCATCTTTTCATTAGGCACATCTGCCGGCAATTTATGCCCCATGTCTTCCGCAATGCTTCTGGCATGATCCGAATAAATCATATTGGCAGTTACCCATAAAGCATAACTGTTATAATGCGGTTTGTCTTCACATACTCCTCCAAGCGATTCAACCGTTTTTTCAAAAGTATCATAGGACCAATGGAATCCTTTCATTCCATCTTGGTTGACAATACGTTTGCTGATATTCATTGCTTCGTGTTCGGATAGATAATTGTCCCAACAAACAGCCTCCAAATGCGACAACCAGTTTTCGGCCAGATCAGGATGAGCTGCTGCGACAGCCTTGAACATATACTTTTCAGTTTCACCGAATATCTTCATATTCTTCGGATCTTTACTTGCCACCATCTTTTCATAAAGTTCATGGTAGCGATCTATCATTTCTTCTTTAGTCTTCATAATTATAGGATATTAAAGTAAACTCCCCACAATAAAGCGGGGAGCAAACTCAAACTTTTTTCTCCCTTTTCTTTTTTACAGGTTTTAATGACTTTTGAGTCATAATCCTATCAAGCTGTGGGAGTAGCCGGAAAGGTGGCCGCAATGGTCAACGGAGTAGCCAGGCTCACACCAAACGCACGGTTACAGCACTTTACATTCTCAGGAGTAACCTGAGTAACAAGAGGAGTAAGTGTAATCGTAGGAACAGCACCGGCCGCACCGATAAAGGCTACTTTAAACTGCTCAACCCATTGTTTGGTAACAGAACGGCATGATCCTTTAGGAGTGTAAGCAACAAGCACTGCTGCATTGATGGTTACAACAGTCTGGGTATTCACCGTCTGCTGTTCTGCGACAGTAAAATTAACTATGCCAGTAGGCTGTACACCATTTTCAGCGCAATAAGCCTGGCATAAATTCTCCACTACATTAGTCAGATATTGCTGGCTGGTAGCAGCGATTGCAATCGGAGTCAATTGAATCATAATGGATATATATTAAGAATTATTCTGTGTCGGAACTTATACCGTCCGACTTCGGTTGGGGTTCATCGCTGCCGTCAGCTTCCTTATCAGGCGCTGTCTTGACGATGTATTCTTCTCTAGGAATCAAAGGCAGGTTATATTCAAGCAAGGTTTTCAGTTCTTCCATGTCTTCCTTTTCAAAAACAACCTTTCCATCCATCAGTGTCAACCCTCCGTTTTTAATAGCATCATCCACTATTTTGTGAGCCATTTCAGGCAATGCATCATCCGGCACTTGTGAGATATAGCGGTTAATGATAGGTTCTATGATAGTTCCACTGACATTCTGCATTATCGGAGATAATTCCGCAGCAAGACTCCAGCTGGGTTTAACGAAACCTGTTGATTTCAATTTAGTTTCAATCATCTGCACAAAAGGGAACGATCCCATTTTTTGTGCGGAGAATTGCTGTACTACAGGTTGCAGCCATTTATTCAGCACTGCTGATAATATTTGTGAATTGGTATACATAGTAATATATTGTTTGAGTTTAAAAAGAGGAAAGGACGGAATGAAACCGCCCTTTCAATGAGATTTACTGGTTACAACCGCAGCAACCGGTATCACATACCTTACGTTGCGGGACAACAAGTTCACTTAACGCAGCCAAATCAGCAATCTGCTGTTTCATACAAGCCAGAGTGGCAGTATTAGTACCATTGTATACAGCCTGATTCATATTGATGGCATTCTGCTCGTTCTTGTCCAAATTAATACGGGTCAATAAACGATCGTACACATCAGCCAATTTCTGATCAGTGTAAGTGTTCGCCTTCAACAATGCGATCTCTCCATCTTTTGCTGCCAGTTTGTCCATCATAGCCGCTTCATAACGGCTAATAGGTTTGTCTTCCGAAGTAATCACTTCCACAGGACCTGCCGCCATATTACGGTTATAACAGCCGCCTCCCAGAATATTACCCGCATTCAAACCCAAAAATGATGCGATACCTGCTGACGCTCCGACAGTATTGTAATTGCCTTGTCCCTGGCCGGTGACATTATAGTTCTCACCGTTCATACCTTTGATAGTCATAATATTATGTTTTAATAAGTTACTAGGCCAGGCTATAACCTGACATCACAAAGGTACATACTATAATAATCAACTGAATTACAGTTATTTGCTTCTTATTTACCAATTACTTTCGACTTATTTTCAAGATGTTTGCGAATAACTTCGACATCTTTTTCCATCCACAGGCTGGCAGAAATTCGGGATGAATAGGAAGCAAGCAGATACCGGATACTAGCTTCTGTACGGTCCATATACTTGCTGATTTGGGAAGGGTAGAAACCTTCTTCGGATAACAGTTTTACCAAAATGCAGCGGGCATCCACCACTTCGGCGGCCCGATTGTCTGACAGGATAAATTCCTGATGTATTTCCGTGAAAGAGGCGACTGATTCAAGGATTTCATTAAAACGTGCGGTCTTGCTCATAATAATGCAAAATTTAGAAACAATTTATTAAATAACATTGTTGTTTATCTATCCCCGGCACTCCAAAGGTTTTCAAATTCGACTGTCAATAGAATAAGAGCAAGACCGCAAGCCGGGGATTTTTTATTACCACTGAAACAGATTATAATTAACGGTAACAGCCAATACAGGCGACAGCCCGTCAGCATCAATACCATATCCGGCAGAGAGCCCCAATCCCCACCGCTTGTTTTTTTGTTTTATAAGCCCTACGAAAGTAGGACGATATAATTCAACCGATTTCAGCAATGGGTTGTATCCACTTATCAATATCTTATAATCATCCGTTTTATATTCCCGTTCTGTAATAGGTATGCTGGCTGGAACACTGTCCGGAACATAATCATTCAGTGATGTATCAGCAGGTTCTTTCCCAGATGCGGCAATGAATACAGTATCATACTTCACAAAACGTTCTGTTACAGGAGACGGAAAAACCGTATCCCTGATAGTATCAATAACAGGAGGCATCCACACAGTATCCACTGTAAACGTTTCAGGCATCTCTGCCGGACGGGAACACCACGACAGAGAAAGCATTACGCTCAATAAAACAATTAATAAATAAGGAACAGATTTCATGATTCAATGTATTTAATGATACCTTCAACATGAATGGCTGTTATCGCTTGCTTTCCTTCTTCAGACAAAAGGAAAGCCACATCTTCCATATTGTCTTGAAATAAGTTTTCCGTCAATACAGCCGGACATTCCGTATGTTTTAAAATATAGAATCCGCTCTCCTTGTCCGGATCATCATCAGCCAGATCTTTTCTAATCTTCATTCCAGGAAGAAATCTGTCAGCCGAAGCATACAGACAATCAGCAAGCCTGTCCGCTTTTGTCTGCCCTATACTGGTCCATGCCTCCCATCCACGAGCCTGCATCCATTGTGCCCCATTTCCGGCGGCGTTGCAATGGATGGATACCAGAAGAACATTACTCTTCCCAAATTCGGAACAAATATCATTCACTCGGCGGCATCTCTCCGATAGCGGCACATCAACTTCCTCACGCACAATCCGAAGTGTCTCATACCCCCTCTTACACAATTCATGCTCCACACGGATGGCAATTTCACGGGTATATAACGCTTCAATCAAACGACCGTCCGGAGAACGCTTGCCTTGTGTGTTGGCTCCATGGCCATTGTCAATTAAGATTTTCATGTTTGCTTTCATTTTCTATTTCATTAATAACATTCTTCAATTCTTTACTTTTCAAGCCGACCAGTCCCTTAAAGACGCTCCAAAGACTGATATGGTAATGCAGACCTTTACATTCGCAGTAATTACTGATCACACTTTCAAGTTCACAGTAACAAGCTATCAGCATACAGCATACGGAAATAGTGGAATAAGGAATGCCCAAAGGTTCACCAATCGCTTTTCCTAAAACCGCCCCCAATAGAATTATACATACGTAATCCCCCATTTTTATAAGAGTCCTCCGGATAGCCCGGCTTATACGCACTTCCTCCATCCTTCGTTTGGATTTGCTGATGCCCCACCATAAATCTGTAGAAATAAGAATCAAAGCCAGCAGCATCAACCATCTCATATCCCACATCAGACTATAAAATTCGGTAATGAATACCGAAAATGTGATTTTAGAACTTGTATTCATATCTGTTTTAAGTTATGTGTTTCATTATTTCTTTTACATTCATCCAGTCGGGAGCCGATGCGACAAAGCTCATGCTCCAGCCTATTGATGACAGTTCAGGCGACACAAAAGGCACAATCGTCTGATTATCCGATATAGGCTTGAGCCATGACATATAACGGGAATCATACATCATATAAGCACGTACCTGATTCAATAGTTTCAACGTTCGATCACTCTGAATGGCAACTTCTACCATATCAGATTTATTCCCTAATTTGACCGCAACCGTCACCGCACGCTTATGCGTATCCTCTATGGAACCTATATTGTCCTGAGAGCTTTGTATCTCTCCAAAATCACAGAACAGATAAGTTCCTATCAGGGCATCCACCCGTTTTTTAACATCCTCAAAACGTTGCCCGAAAACAAAATTGGAAATATCAGGAACCAAAGGTTCGGACATACCGGCTATATACCCTTTCAGTTCCTCATATTCATAAAGTTCGGAACTTCCGTTAATAAACATATCCAGAACCCCGTCACGGGCTGGGAACCGGGAAAAATATTTTAAATACTCAAGAATCATAGTATATCATTTATAACATCAATTGGCAACCGGGTAGTATTAGCGATCTCAGCAACATCCATTTTGGAAGCATGAAGGCTACGCACGGATTCAATCATCTTCTTTCTCAGGATCCCAAGATATTGCAAGACGCTCATCTGGGATATCTCACGCAAATTTCCATATCCGTCAGCACTCAAGCCGTACAAAGCATCCTGTGCCCCTGTGCTTATCACTGATTCCTTTCCCGGTATGATTTTAGTAAGAATCTTGTATTCTGTGCGACTGAACAAATAATTGATGAATCCTTTGAAATTGAAACGGATGGCCTGCAATGTTTTAATATCCACTTTTGAAAAAATAACGGCACGTTGATGCGCCTTGTCACTTTCATAAGGTAGTGAAGAATACAGGATGGAAGCAAGCAGGGGAAGCTGATCATCCCGGCAATCCGCCAGCTCACGCGCGTCAATAAACTGCTGTGCCGTCAATGAGGTTGTCAGCATAGAGAATCCTGTATCAATGGTATAACCAAGACAAGGTTCATCCTGCCCGTCAATATGGACAGATCCTATAAATTGTTTGCAAAAACAGGAGTCTACCACAAACTTATAATCAAGCCGTGACAGATAGCGGGATATAGTTATCCCCGTCAGTCTTTCCGGCGGAACACGCTTGCATAGCTCATAAGAATCGGTGTCAAGATCTGCCAGTGCCGCATCATTATCCGGATAACAGATCAGAAAAGGAAAGGTGACCTGCTCAGCCAGGCAAGCAATGTTTCCCATGGCATCCGCATCGGTTATCTTATTGATATCCCAGCCCATCACCCTGCATATATGGCGCACACGCACAAGACCGGCAGAAAGTTTACCTGCGGACATGGAAATCAGGTCCGCAACCAGTTCTTTAAATTGATAAGTGTTCAACCCTTCCCAACTGTTTGGAATAGAATACACGCTTCCTTTCAGGGTAAATTCAATATCTTTTCTCATGGCATCAAATAAATTTTATCGTCCGGACGATTGAAAGATGTTTCAGTTACTATATCAACATCCGTATTTCCGGATAAAGACAAATCAATATTTTTAAGGCTTTCCAAGGCTTGTGACATCAGATCATCAGATAAAGTTAACATCCTCTCCTGCTCCTGGGTACCGTAACGCATAACTTTTGAATCTTCAAACAAATTACGGATGGTTGACGGAAATTCAAGGATATCAAATCTTCGTAACGACAATGCCACTGTTATTTTAGCCAGACATCTGTCCAATTTCCGACGGTTTGTCTGATCCTTTTCCGGCAAACGCTCATAATAGCCTGATACATAATCATCCAATGCCTCCTGCTGGATCGGAACACATCTGAAAAAATACAGGAATGAATTATCAATGGGATAAGATGCATCGAATTCATAAGTAGTCTTCAACTTAAGGTTTTCCAAATCCTTATAAGTCTTGGTCTTCTTCCATTCCTCATCCGAATCAAGCAACTGAAGTAACGTATCCATTGCATTATAGTAATTATCACGATAGGCCCTGCGCATCTGCTCCTGCTCGTTCTTGTAGATATCCACATCCGATTTACGAAGTGACAGTACATTGAATATAAGCTGTTTTGCCAATGTCAGATTAGCCACGGCACTTCTTAATGCATCCTTTTCATCGTTATCCTCTCCTGCTGCTATCTTCTTGTAGATATCAGGAGATATGACGGATTGAACCTGCTTAATGGCACTCATGGCACTTGATGCAAGATCCTTGAAATTCATGTTACTCTCCGCATAAGGGGAATAAAGGTGGAACTGGGCCACATCTATAAACAATTCTTCTAAAACATTCATGGCTGCTGATTATTAAGACGGTTAGACGGTGATACATCTTCCTGACGCGATGGGATTTCCCGGTAAAAGCCTATCCGATAACCTTGTTCGTACAATTCAGGAAAGTTAATACGGATAGCCTGATTGAACGGTTCACATACGATCTCATCTTCCGGTGCCAATTGGAGCAGATAAATCAAATAGTTGTAATAAGCGTCACTTCCGCTCTTGCTAATTACACCGTCCTTGCTGACTGATGAGATGGAAGAATCCAGCCCGACACTTGACAGCAATACTTCGTCAGCACGTTTATCATAGCTGATTATCGCATCAATGTATTCTTTATATTTTAAATCGACGGTTTCTATCTTCCATCGCTCCTCTTCCCCGCTGCTTCCGTTCCGAAAGCTGAAAGTCGCGTAAGCCTTTCCTTGGTTATCGGCTCCGGACAAGTAATCGGATATATTATCCAATTCCTGTTTTATATAGCGGATCAAGGTAGACTCCTTGAACTCAGTTCCAATCTCCAGTCCATTATACAGCAATAGTTTCTCCTGTTTCGAAGCACGTTCCTTGTTTTCGTTGCAAAGATTGGTAATCTGGGTTCTCTTCGAATTCACCCATGCGTTAGGAATGATGATATGTATTTTAGCAGCCAACGAATTACGAAGAAAGCTGTTAATATATACCGCATTTTCATTAGAACCCTTGATATAAGGCTGTGTTCCCTCGTGTGTCTCATTCTCTCCATAGAAATTATCAATGGACTTCTCACGATGATGGGAAACAGCAGCGAACCTGTATCGCGGTACATCCTGCATACGCAATTTAGGATAAATACGCAAACTGGTACTAATTCCATTGATAAACTTACCAACAGCTATAGCCGTGAAATCCTTATAATAAACCATATCATAAGCCACATCCGTCCGGGTGGTGGCCAAAAGGCAATCCTTATTCTCCATGGCTTCCAGACCAGCAACCGGCAGCACGCCCGGTACAATCCCTTTTCCAGCTGAAAACCGCCATTTTACAAAGAAATCGCGAAAATAATAATAGTTTTTGATGTTCTGTTTTGCAAACGCCCGGTATCCCTGCTCCATTCCATTCTGCTCCCAGCTTTCCAGCCATCTCTGTATACTGGGTTCCATAATCCAAGTTCTCTTGACTTTATTATCAACAAGTTCCGTCTTATAGACAGCCGGTCCGGAGCCATACAGCATATTGACCTGTTTGGTTATCAATCTTGGAAGCAGCCTGTTATGCTTGATATCGCTCGCCACTTCCTGGCATTTCAGATTGTTCCAGCCACGAGAAGCGATGTTATACCCTTTAACCGTAAGCCATCTCACCTGTCCTTCCAATGCCACCGGATTAACAGATACAGTTCGGTTACGCTGCAAGGCATCCTGCATACTCCCTTCTCCCAGCTGGAAAGATATCACACTGCTGTCATTAACGTACACGCCAAGGCATCCCTGCATCTCTATATTACTTTGTTGACTCATGATAACCAATCTATTTTATGTAGTTTAAATCCATCTTGCGGGAATCCCATATAGCGTATCAATATAGTGTAACACATACGGGGTTCTCCGTCCTTGTCGGTAAACAGGAAGAAGTTATCACTGTCCACACTGAAACGTTCATGAGGCAATTGGGTGCGCCATTTGCAACCGTCCTTTACTATGATCTTAGTGGATGCCTCATGACGTTGCAGACTGCATGGATAGAATGCTATGGTAAAGCATCCATCGGGCAGCTTAGATATCTCCCTAGCCCATTGCATGGCCTGTGCACCTGACATCGCAACGTTATGATCTATTACCTCTTCCATGCTACGAATTTATTCGTTTTCCGATACAGTAGAAAAGACGAAATCTCAAGGGAAGAATCATATTTCCACCCATCTACCCCCTGTGCTGTGCAATCGGTTTTATCAGCGCGGCGTGGAGTCAATCGTCTCTTGAAAAAAGTTCAAAAATTTTTCAAAAAGTCAATCGTTTATCCATGATTCACATAATACTTATTTAAATGTCAAACAGACACTTATATTAAATCAATTGAACTTATTATTTAAGCCGAATTTTAATTATAAGCTGAAATTATCCGGAATATCATCAGGAATGCTGGTCAATTCGTTAAGAACAGCATCCCCATACAGACCGTACATCAGATAAATGAATGCAGAAGGAATCTGTGTTGTCAGTCCAGCCTGACGGTGAAGCGGTATCTTAACCTCGCTGCTCTTGTCCAGCTCTATACGTCCGTTGGTGCTCTTACGTGGTGAAAGAGGTATAGCACTACAAAGGTTAGGGCATTCATTTTCGTCAATAAAAACGTGAGGCAAAGCATTGCTTCTGTCACCAAACAAAAGCAACATCAGCTTGAACTGCTGCCAATGATAGATTGTGGCCTGTCCTTCGTTCATGAGCTGCACTTCGAACCCGTAGCTTTCCAGTTCCCTCTTCAATGCTCGGCTGTCAGTCGTTATCTGCTCCAGTTCCTCCCTGCGTTTGTTACCGGCCCTGTCCGGATATAAAACAATACGTTTGTTCCGACAGTCACGCCCGAAAAACTCATAAACCTGTCTAGCAAGCTCCGGCTGCTCATCCGGATAGAAACAGAAGAACTCTTTCAACAGCCTGAATTCCTTCCCGTACTTCTTGGGTTGCCCACATACCAAGCTTGAGAAATGTCCGGGATCATACCCTATATACAGCGGAGCACTCTTGTCGTAGTATTTCAAATAACGGGCAGTGATGATAAAATGATCCTTCAGATCAAGTTTCATGATAGAATCATAAATATACCCGTCAGAGAATTGATGCTTTTCTTTATCATAATTTGCAAAGAACTTGTTAACCACAGACTTATGACGGACAGCACATATAGCAGTAAGAAATTCGTCCATATCCAATGTGTCAAGCTGAGTTTTAAAAAACTTAGGTCCCAATATGTCCTTATTGACAAACGAACTGGCCCGGATATACAATGTGGCGTTGCGCCGCATATCAGCCAAACGCGGTGTCCACATGGATATCTGTCTGTCATACTTCTTCAGTTCCAGGCGTATCTTTTCAAGCGTGACCGGGTTGGTGGTATTCTTTTGGGCAGTAAGAAGTTCCATTCTTTTATAGACCGCTTTATTCACATGAACAGCTACTGTGGCTATTTCGGAAAGAAGCTGAGGATTGTTCTGATCTTCATACCGTTCAAACCAGTCGTCCTCATTCAAATCCACACGGGCAGTATCAGAAACCCCGGTCCATCCCTGATAATATGGGCTTTTACGAATTTCAGCAGAAGATCCACGAAGAGAAGGAAACAAACGTGTCTTGAGTTTCTCTCCGTCATTGTGTTTCATTTCTTCGACAAAAGCATGAACACCACTTCTACCCGCCACTGAGTCCGGCTGGTCAGAACTTACCAGCTGGATATGATGACCGTTTCGGAACAGGATGCTATGCTTGGGATAAGAAATTGGATAACGCGGCTTCCGGAAATGCTCTGGAATCTTCGACTCTCCCGCAATATAGTCAATGCCATATTCCAGCATACAACGGGGACGACCGTTAACCGTAATCTGCCTGGAAAAAGCAGCCTGAATATTAGGCCATATATTGGTAAGCAACGCAACATAGGTACGATGCGCTAAAAATGACAACTCGGCCGGCATACTGTCTGCCACACGAACAATGCGGTTTACTGTAACCTCACTCGTCTTACCTGACGCACGTGCAGCTTCCACCACCACTTTGTTAGGGTCAAGAAGATTGACCATTACCTGCATGGAATTCATGTAGATACGTTCCATCTCCATTGAAAATTCATCATTGGATATATCGTTCTGACTCATGATTACTCTTCGTTTAATAGTTCCTCTACATCCTGAATATCGGCATCCCGCAACAAGCGTTTCTTTTCCCTCTTATCAATAGGAAGGCCGTCGATAAGTTGGATATAAAACCCTTCGTTATGCTTACGCGCTATCTCTTTCAGTGATTTGCTTTCCAATCCCATATCTTCCGGACGAAGGTTAGGATCAATAATGAAAGTAATACCAAGATTGGTAGCAGCCTCTGCTATCTGGGCGGCACGAATCCGATGCTCGCTGGCTCTTTCGATACATGCAGCCATCGTTTTCATATCCCCCTTGGCCGCACATAACTGCGCCATGGATTCCAGCTTGTCCGCATAGTGATTCTCCCATACCTTCTCGCTGACATTGTTATCGACATTAAAGTAATTAATGGCTTGATAGATACGTTCCTTGCAGGTACGTTCATCCAAAGCCAACTTCTGCTCCGCATTAATGCGCAGACGCAATTTCTTGGAAGCACGGGTTATATTCGGCTCATATTCATATATTTCTGCCGCCCATTGTATTTGTTTCAAAAATTTCTGCACATCTTCCGGAATGCCATTACACTTTCCGGTAGTGAGAAATCCTGAAATCATATCGGGATGTATCTTATCAAGACGCTCAAGTACGGTCATATTCCAAATAGTTCTTTACGCAAATCCTTAAAATAACGTTCATTCTTTCTCTCTTCAAGAAGCTCAATGGCATCAATATCCCCGTTTTCCGCTTTCTTCGCCAGTTCCATATCAATATTCTTCTCTCCTTGAGCCAGTCCCGACTCATAGGTTTCATAGAACACATCTCCCGGCAACGACAGCCGGACAGCCAATGCCATCTGCATTTTCCGCGGCAACTCCAACAGGCGGCACACGCGCTCACGGCTATACCCCATAATGGCATAGGTACGTACCCGTGGCAGATAATCATCGCTGACAATTACAATATCCTTATTACCAGTCATAGCAAACAGCATATTAATACTGAAATACCGGCTATCATCCCTATCATGGTAAGAAACAGGGAAACAGCCATAAAATCAACCTTTAGTCTTTTCATTGAGTATATCTCTAAACAAAGTTTCACGATCACGATACTTGCGTAACAAATTCCTGTCCTGTTTCCGGCGGGATTCACGTTCAGGATTTTTCAAATACGCTTCATAACGCCGTATACTGTCAAGCACATTGCGGTGTTTGCGGAGAAATTCCTGAGGATCCTTTTCAAGAAGGGAAGCCAGCAAGGCACGTTCACTGCGCCCTGCTATAAGAGGATGAAGGAAACGGAAAGAACCGGTATCATTATAGGCTCTAAGTTCTGAGAAAGCCTGCAAATTACGGATGCGAAGATGGACAAGGGAAAATATATCATCCTTGGTAATATTGTCAGCATCCATACGTTCGTCTATCTGTTTCATCCGTTTCCAGCTTACAACACGGTCATTATAGATAAGGGTGGCAGTCTGTACATTCTCATCATCAAGATTATCCCAGTCAATAGCGGGATATTCTTCATGCTTCTGTACTTTCCTTAAACCTCTTTTTTTTTCTCAAAGTCCAAAGATGTTTCCGCCTTTTCCGCACGAAATTCCGACTCCTCTACTCTTTCCTGCAATTCCTGAACCGTATCTTTCGTTTCTTTCAATTCGACCGATTTCTCCTGCAACTCGTGTACTGTCTCTTCCAATTTCTCCTTTACCGAGCTGACAGGATTGCGCCGGTTCTTTCTGATCTGTTCTGCCGTTGCATAATCAAGCAGAAGATAAAGAATCTTGTTTGCAAAACGTTCAGGTGATCGCTCCCATGCAGGCAACACAGGCGCATCAGGATTAATACTCCGTAAAAGCTTCAGATCGGCCAAAGCGGCGGACTGGTTCTGAAGACGGTTATAATGAAGCTTCTTTTCTTTGAATGAATACATAACTTATCAGTTTAACCGGTGCATGATAATACATTGTAAAACAAACATATATATCCGCACCGGATTAATTATAAAAATCAGACAACAGTTTGAATACGGGATCCGGCAATCTCAACCAAAGTGTCAGTATCAATTACGCGGAAAGTAATACGGCTTCCAGCACGGGCGGTCCATGTGGCTCCATCCTCAAGAATAAACACTTCATTTTCAGCAACTGTAGCCGGATGCTCCACACCCTCACCTATCAGAGTTATATAGCGTCCCTTATCATTAGCCGCCAGACCGGAAACTGTAGCAATAGCCTTAGGTGAGGAAGTACAATCAGGAATGGAATACAAGTCCTGTCCCGGCGTAACGGTAAGATTAGTGGCATCCACCGGATTGGATTTGGCAGGCTGGCGTACAATAGCACCTGTATATTTGTAATACTGTGAAATGGAAGTACGTTGAAATGTAAACGTCACATAACGTCCGTCTGCGTCATGCTTGTTTTCAAACGTTTGAAGAATCATCGGGCGGTCATAAGAACCGATGATATACCACTGGCTTTCTTCAATTTCTTTGAAGAGAATGATAAACTTGCCACCCGCATATTCTTCCGTGAAAGAAAGCAGTTTGTCCCGCTGTCCACCCATAACCGCCACAAACTGATTGGTTCCGGAAGTGGTAATATCCCCTTTCTCACCATTGCCTACAAAAGTGGGGATGGTATGACATACAAAGTACTTCATATACTCACCGTTCTTCATCGGAACCTGCCCTACTTCCCTGTTGGCATTGGGAGCCGGAAACAACTGAGAATTATCCACCTGGTCAATACTGATCAGATAAATCTGATATGCAATGTTCGATCCATGGGTCTGACGGTCGGACACATCCTCAATATCACCAATATTCATCATTCCGGTGACAGCCATTGACAGCCCGACGGCAGTATCGGCAGAGGAATCAAAAACAAAGCTCAAGGAGAGCACTACAACCAGCACCGCTAGTTGAAATAAAAATATGCGGGAATTAATTCTTGTTCTCATAAATTTTCTGTTTAATAAAAAGGGCGGGCTACCACACCCGCCCCCGATTTAAAAACCTTTTTAATAACCAACCAAAAAAATTATCTAGCTCCAGGTACATTGGGCTGCGCTGTCTTATTGACTTTGCGAACGCCACCAATGCAGCGTTCCAACTCTATGAATTTGTTCTGACTGTTCAGCATGACCATGATATAATCTCCTACAGCTGTCGGAGTCCATGCTTCGGAAATACTGTCAAAAGAACCCGCCTTGTCAATTCCGGTCACATTGGTTTTGTTTCCACACTCTACAATGTAAGCCACGCCTTTTTTGGCTTTGTTGATCGCTGTCAGTTTCTTTTCACCGGTATTGGTTCCAGAAATAAACCAGAATCCTTTCGATGCGTCAGCTGTTGTGGCATCCGCATCCAAGGTTACAGAAGGTTTATTCAGGAAGATCTGCTGCCACAAATAGTCATTTTCCTTCAGTTTATCGGCAGAAGAGAAATTACGGCCGACAAATGCGGGCGAACATCCTTCTTTCCAGGTAGACCATCCACGAACCATCTCCATTTGCATTTCTGTTTGCATGGCAAGCATTTCACCAGGAAGATTCTCAAGGAACTGGATATTACCGGGAACCTGCATCATCATGAACGGCAGCTGACCTAAATAAGGCAGCCAAATAATACGCATATTGGTAGAACTGTCCGGTATGATATTAAGGTAACTGTTCGGTCCTGTAAAGTCCTGCTGTTGGCCATAAGCTTCACGGACATTCTGAATCCACCATTGCTTGTGGTTTTCGTTCAGATACATTACATGCTGGTCAAGGCTCATATCCTCAGATACTTTGGCCAAAATTTCTTTGTAGAATTCCTGTACGGTTTCCAGCATGTTGGCATCGTCATAAGTACGGTATGCAACATTGTCTGTCAACAACAGTTTATGTTCGTGGTGCAGACGGATAAGAGTATAGAGCACTCCGGTACCGGCATTAAGATAGGAACCGGCTACACCCGTCTCAGGCTTCACATACAAACCTCTCATACGGCGCATATTCTGTTCACGCTGCGCGTTTTCAAGAGATCCCATAATGGCATATTCAATCATAGACCATTTGATCGGATCCGAGCCTTCACGGTTAAGGTAGCCTATATACATGCGTTCCAGTTCCTTCATAGGACCGAACTTCATCTTGATCATGGCATCGTCCACATATCCCATCTCCGGTTCAATCTCCATATCACCTTTATAAACCTCGCCTACCTGGTATGCTTGTGACACTTCACCAAAGAAAGCGTTGAAAATGACATCACGGTCCTGAATACCGTAACGAACAGGGAAATACTGGGTAAGCTGGCGGATGGAAAGCACACGGGCTATAATGGCATCCTGACGACGGATAAGATACTGGTCTCCGCCCTTCATTCCCGTAACCTGGGAATAATCGGTGGCAAACTCACCCGCCGCCAATTTTTCCGGGTTTAGCTGGTTATGCGATTGCAAATAGCTGTAACGCTCAGCCAATGAAGAAGAATAGGCTTCCACTTCAGCACCGAAAGACGCGGCTATCTTCTTATCTCCCAGACGCTGGTCTGACGTAGGATTGGCTGTGAACCGGTTCCATGGTTTATCCATTGAAAAGAATTCGTGCTCAATTCCGAAAAGGAATTTCTCACGGTCTCCGGAACCTGTAAATCCTACAACCGAACCGGCAACCGTAGTCATAGGGACATCATCAGCCGCATGATTACCCATAGCCATAAAGGTAGCGGATACAGCTTTCGCCATATCAAGTACCTGCTGTGCGGTAGGCTGCTCTGTTTTCGTATCCTGTACTCCATGCGCGGCAGCGCCTTCCACATTTTGTTTCGGGTTGATCAATCCTGACAATACGCTGAATGCCTCATTGATCTGTGCCTGGTCGGGAACGGCACGCTGTTCATCCTGGTAGGCCTGCATATCGGTATGAAAATCCGTTCCGAACTCCTCATGATAGGAGGCAAAAAACTGTTTCCATTCATCCGGCGTAAGAGCCTTCAGGGATTCCTCGGAGCCAGCGAAACCAAGCTTCTGAAGAATTTTCTGTACGTTTTCTTTAAATTTCATTGTGATACTAATTAAATTATACTTAATAACTGGCTTTTGGCCCGCTGAATGTCGGCATACTCACGCCCCAGACGGGATGCTTCCAATATGGCTTCTGTCAGAGTGGCCCTTGCATCTATCAAACCTTTTCCGATCGCTTCGTCCGTAAGGTAAATATCCCCGCGAAGAGCAGGCTCATCATCAGGAGCATCCTTAAGTGCCGGACGGGTGGAACGAACTTCGGACAAGAACATATCATTAAGAGGATTCAGCATACGTTTCACATACTCATCACCCTTACCGGAAGCCGCGTCATCCATAAGCTTGGTCTTAAGATCCGATGCGGAAGCATGATACGTATGCACCTCTATACCCATTTTTTTAAAATATTCGGAATAGTCCCAGACCTCGGCCATTGTCCCGATAGATCCTATCTTGTCATAACCAGTAGCGGCAAAAATTCTAGTGCCATGACAGGCGATGAGATAACCGGCAGACGCACATACGCGCTCGGCCAAAACAACCACCGGCTTACTCAAGTCTCTCATAGTCTCGGAGAGGCGGTCCATGTAAAATGCCTCGCCTCCCGGACTGTCTATATGAACAAAATGTGCAATGATCGCAGGATTGGATTCGGATGCCAGCAGATCCTTCTCAAACTGTTTGCTGGAAAAACGCCACCAACTGTTTGATGTGATTACACCGAACACGGGATAGTAAGCAATACTGTTATCGGGAAGTTCTTCAGAAGCATAATCGGAAACAATGCTGATATCCTTGTCAGGAAAAGCCATGCGGACCTGAGAGGAGCATAAATCCAAGGCACCGGAAATCACCTCGGTATACAGCATATCAGCATGTCCCTTTTCCGCTGAATCGGAATCGTGAACATTAGGGAATGCTTCAGCTACGACAGAGGCGTAACCCTCTGCCGTAATGAGCAATCCTTGTCGGGATAAGAGAAGCTGCTGAAGATATTTCTGTGACTGTGTCATTCTATTTTTTTGTTTTTACAAAAATATCCATACCTTATATATATAAAAAAGACTATAAGACGGGCGGTTTCAGCATGGTGCACTTCATTGTAAGCCGTGCCGAATTAAGCTGGGGAGACAGGCACACTCTGGCAGGAATGTCAGCATCTCCAACCCCATAGCTGTTACCGGAAGTATCACGAAAATACAATATGCCGGAACGGAAGATGGAAAACTCCCTCAATATACTGCTATCAGGACGTGATATGACAAGTTCCTTGTCACAATTGAAACTAGTTCCCGAAGCATTGTCCGAAGCCACGGGCTCAAATGAAAACTCCTCGGCCAGAAAAACATATTGTTCCTGATTCATACCACCTAAGGGGACAAAAGTAACGACAATAGAGAATTCTTTATTTCGCTGATTCATAACATTTTGATAATTAACGAGTTCGCCATTTACCTCCATATAGCGGACAGTTTTACCGTCAAAACGGACAAAACGATACACTTAGTCGGTTGTTGATTTAATATTATTTAACCATGTTAGATAACCTGTATCATATCCTTCTTTCTTTCGCGCCGGGCTTTCCGTTTACGTAAGTTCTCACGCCACCGATAATAGTTCTTCAACAGTGCTTCTTCAGATACGGATTCGATGCCATAAGTACACAGAAACTGATAGACAACGGCATTGTTGTCAAACAGGTGTCCGCGCTGGTCATTATCCAACAGGGTGGCGTGCAGCTCCTCGTTGAACTCACGACGGATGGCAAGTTCTATATACGTCACCGCACGCGCGGACAGATAGTTGTACACTTCGGGATTCTTTCCCTCGCGCCGGTTAGGCAAGGCCAATACAATATTGCCATCCGTATGCGGCATATTACTGGGACGACGGGACATATAATTCCATATCACATGATACAGATCTGAATTGTCGGGAATATTTATCGGGTCATTTGAACCTGAGGCATATTTTCCGCGCAAATATTCCGCCAAATAGGGAGTGATGTTAATTGTGGTAGTGATCATACTTTTATTTTTTTTAGTTGAAAGTTCTTATTTTTGCGACCAACAGACCAACAGACCAACAATTGGCTATTAGTATAAAGCAAAGTTAGTGATTTTCAGCCAATAAACAAACTATACCTTATATATTTATATTGTTGGTCAGCGACCAACACGACCAACACAAGGTATAGTTTATCCTCATTTTTACTGAATTATTGACAAATGCCTAAAAACGGAAGACCAACAGCCCGACCAACAAAAAACAACTACGACCAACAACGACCAACAGACCAACACATATTATATATATATTATTACTTTATAAATTATATATATTATATTATAAATGAGATAGTTACATTTTAAAGGCTATTTTTATATTTTTGAAATGTTGGTCTGTTGGTCTGTTGGTCGTGTTTTTTGCAAAATTCTACGTGCAAAAATGCGTGTGTTTATGTTTTCTTTAAAATAAGGGGGTCTGGGGGATTTTTATTATAAAAGAACAGGGAATACGGTATTATTATTTTTTACCATATTCCCTATTGTATTAAGATAAATGATCTGCCGCATGTCTGAAGCCATGCGAATGCAATCAATGACCGGGTGCGGAACGGACTTTAAGCAGATCCAGCAAATGGCGGATATCTCGGAGAGTCTGCATCATGACCAGACGTTCACCATAGGAAGCGCCAGCTTCAGGATTGAGAACAATTTCCTCAACTTCATATATACCATTGAGAAGGTTTTCTATGTTGCTGTTTTCATCGTCCTGCAAATCATAGAGGAGATCCACCGCTTCATCGGTGAGTTTGACACCTTCGATGGTAAAGAAATTATCTTCAGGCATACCGGATGTTTCTTCAGCCAGTTTTAATATGTCAGTCTTCATCGCAGACCTCCTTTCCTGCATAAAAACAACGAAGTGGCAAACCATGGAAGGCAGAGCAATGCAGGAACCACGGACACACATGAGGCACATATCAGCGCAGAAAATGAAAGACAGGCGTGGCCCATCAATAACACTTGAAGATTGTTTATGGAAGATTCCATGACCATTGAGAACAGTGCGTTCTCTGAGTCCAGCCACAATTGAATAGCTGAAGATTTGCTAGCGACATTTATGTCGGGAGCAGAAATAGAAACTGTTTGTTTCATAACTGTGATTATTTGGCGTTTACTAGGCAGAAAAAGAACGGCTGCCATTTCCCGTGTCGCCAAACAATCACAGATTTTCGCCCGAGAGCTAAAATTGTAATGGGAAAAGCAGCCGTAGTTTTTTCACAATAAGTTGTGACTTCTACAATCTCCTATATATCATTTTGGGGTCAGCAAAATGATTATGTATGGGCATAAAAAAAGCCCATTGTATTTCTTTGAGCATTAACCGAAGCTCGCGGCACGAATTTTCCGTGATTATTTGGCACTGCAAATCTAAATATTAAAATCAGTCTATGCAAGTGTTTTTGGGAAAATTTCAAATTATAGATTATAATTCAAGATCAAACTTCGATAAAAATAAATCTTTTATCCTTTGTGTCTTATCCTCTATAGAATCACAATGATTCTTGTTAACAAGCAGATAAGAACTTACATTACTATATTCAATGTGTTCAAATGTTTCTCTACCGAATAGATTTAATGCCATCGTTCTATATATTCTAAACCTTTGGTTATTTGCCTTCTTTTCGACTTTATCACTCTCAAAATCCATACTTTCTGCCCCATTTACAGCAAAGGATGCTTGTGGATATTCTTTTATGATGGAGGGAATTATTGATGCACATGTCACAAATACTCTTAATGCGCCTTTATAGTCGTGCGCTTTCAATATTCTATTGTATTTATTATCCAGTTTCCTGTCCCTTGCAGCATAGAATTTGATTGCGAAGACATCCTCATAGGCTTCCACTCTTATTATATATTTTAGCCTCTGGTAATACTCTGTTCTGTCAGTGTAAAACTTGTATATCAATGAAAAATCAAAAGCGTCCCTTTCTTTCGGAGACGCTTTCTGTATAAATATAAATCGGAATGGATGAATTTTATCTAACATTTACATAATCATTTTTGTGGTTGCTGAAATAAAGCAGCATGAATCACTGACTATTTTCCCCTCTCCGATAATCTCACGCAAAGGGCGATGTTTGACTTCACTTCTCAACGTCCATCCCAGTCTGTCACCTTTGGACTTTATCCGATGATGACGATTTACAGAAGCCTTACCTTTCTTATTTTCTATTATGCTTCCCATGATTAATGATGTTTATATCTAAAAACAGTTTGTTTGCTACAAATGTTTTGTGCAAAAATAGGCATTTGTTTTTTAATCTAAAAATAAGACTGTCAATTAGATATTAATTTAGACGTCTTTCTAAATTACGTTGCGATTCGCAACGTAATTTAAAGGTGATATTAAGATCAATAAGCACTCTCATAGAGATTGCCTTCAATAGTTATTTGATATTTACTCATAATTTTCAGTTTTCATGTTCATTTTGATAAAATTTTCTTCCAGTACTTTAATTTGAGCATCCACTTTTCTTCGTTCTTTGTATAACAATTCAATCTCCTTTAATAATTCTGCTTCTCTTTCTATATTAACCTTCAAACTGTTTGACATTTGTATTCTCTTGTATAATATATAATAGAGATTCATCTGTGTCGTTAATAATGGTTTTATAGCATCTTTATTGACATTTTTATAACAAATAGATAACAACCAAATTAGTATATGATCTAAAGGCATACATATCATTTTACGTTTTTTATTATCAGCACCTACCATATACTCTTTATAGACTACATTACGTAATATAGGGTGTATTACTATTTTTTGAAATTGAGATGCGAAATCTATTCCTAATGCCATACAAATAGGTTTTATAGGGATCAGTTCTTTTTCTCCCTTAAATAATAAAATATCCACATCATTCACTCTTGCAATAATACTTGTAGTCATAATTTTATTTTTTATTGGTTATTAAAATGGCAGGCGTTCCACTTCGGGATCCTGCATATTTTTTTCTCTTGGTGTTTCGTTGCGTTTCAAATCAAGACCATACATAGAAGCCAGTATGTCGTAATTCAATGCGATACAGCTTGTATTCTTATTCAGAGATTTGACACGGCGCACCATCATGGTATCGCTGCCTTGGGCTATATATTCTTCCGGAATATCCTTGCCTTCATTCTCCAGCTCTCCACGGGGTACTTCTTCCGTTTCCTTCCAATTGAAACGATGAGCTGCTATAGGACCTATATAACAGGCATTGGAACGAAGATTCTGCTCAATGGTAGACTGACTAGACTGTTCCCGGTTAAAGGAACTGCGGTCATACTGGGCATAAATCACAGATAGTCGGATATACATGACACACGTTCCGTCAGGCACAGGATAAGAAACAGATGATTTCCCCGGTCCGATCAGAGTAAGCTTAGGAGGATAATCGAAATCAAAGTCACGGCCCGGAACCAATGCCTTGGTATCTATCATAACATCCATGGCCTTGAAGAATGTAGCCAGCTTGTCTGTACGTGAAATCAGATCCACCTGGAACTGAATTTTGTCGCAAGCTATTTTGAAAAAATCCTTGTATGTAAAAGGCAGTTTCAGATCCGTATATTCTTCCACCAAACGGCACATGGCAAGAAACAGAGAGGCTGTTTTCATCAGACGGTCTATCTCACCATGAGCCAGCATCTGCGATTTCAGCTCCTTGTAACATTCAGTTTTAAGTCTGCGGATATTGTCCATTACCAACGGACGAAGCTTCAGTATCTCCAGCAGCACATTGCACAAACCACGTTCCTCTATATCTTTCAATTCATTGAACAAGTTCACCTCTTCCTGAGTACGTTCCTTGGCAGGTTTTGGCACCTCGCACACAATGATACGGGACATCAACGAGTTATCATCCCGCTGCGGTGTTTCCTGGCCGCAAATAATAATGGGAGCATATATCTTCTCAACCTCTATTTCCTTTCCCGTAGTTCCTTTCCGCTTCTGTCTTCCATCACCGTCATATACGGCGGTTTTCAAAAACTGAAACACCTTATCCTCTATTTCCTTGTTGTTATACTCGTCTAAAACAACAGGAACGTCACGAAACATGGCCAGCATGGAAGACAGACCTGCGTAAGTAGTAGAAGGAAGATTGGTCAATGGAACTTTCGGATTCATGAACAGCGACCGGATGCTGACTGCAATCTGTGTCTTTCCGGAAGACATAGGCCCCATGAAAAATGGAGCTGTAAACAAACGGTCTATGCAATGGATATTACTTCGGAACGGGCACATCAAAGCAAACATGATAGCCCATTTCCCATTATCATTAAGCTGATACACCCGGTTCATCAGATCCGCCCATCGTTGGAACGTGCACTGTTTCTCAACAGGTATATCCTTATAAAGCAGGTTACTGATTACTTCATATTTCTCTTTCATGTCCGAATTCATATATAATTGGGAGAAAGCCGGCAGATACCAGTTTTCGTTGTTATGAGTTGCCACACCCAGTTCGTTGACAGGATCAAAACGATACTGTCCGTCCTGCTCATGGTATATACCATTGGCAAACGCAAAGAACATAGTGGACTGGTCCCGGCTGAATCCGTCGGGCTGCTGGTTCCCATAAGTACGGACTTCTTTACAGGACACAAAATTACGGGACATCCATTCGCGGATCTTTGTCCAATGCTTTTCTTCTCCATTACTGAAGTTGACAGCTTCCAGCATGATCAGTCTTTCCTCAATGGTTGATTTTTTAAGAAAACATTTGGAAGGTGCTTCTAGATAAATAGGTTTCTTATAATATCGGCGATTGATACGCACTATACGTTTATTGTCCTCATCCTTGTCACTGACAATATGAATTAGCGGTTCCATAAAAAAATCTCCCACCAAAGTACCTCCCTGCTTATTATTCGTAAAGATATAAGCCACAGGTTCCCCGTTACGGTTCAGACGGGGATAGAACTGGTAATCATCCAGCATCTTTTGATATACGGGATTCGATTCGACATAATCAGGAATGATATCGGGATCATAGAACCCTTCTTCCTGATCATCACGCTGTGCGTTGATAGCAACCCTTGATTTTCGCTTTGCCAAGTACGGTTTCAGCAATGTATTTAGATCAGTCTTGGTTAGCTCCATCCATGTTGTAAACTTACTGAAGTTGACAATACGAACGGATTCTTCTGTGCAGGCTATCAAATCGGCACAACGCTGAAGGTAAGGTGTACGGTCTACCGGCTTATAGCGATTAAGGAACTGGTTATACTTAAAGACATAGGCATTGATGAATATCCATTCCTCATCCGGCTGTTCCTCCTCAATATAATCGTCTGACTGTTTTTTCTTGTTGATAGACGCGATATCGCTTCCCGGAACAAGTACGGAAATGTTGGTGACTCCGTTTCTGTAGCAGTCGGCCAAAGCTGCCATAGTGGTACTCTCCTCCCCTGTAGCAGAAATTACAAGAGCATCAGCGGACACATCCAGTAACTGGCAATCACGGCGTACCTTCTGAATATCTTCCATAGACAGACTTTCATGAAAGTATATCTGAGGCACCGTCTCATAATTTTCCAAGAATTCATCAAAAGATGCTGATACATGAATGCTGGTACGCTCCGTCACTAAAGCCGGGAGTACATCAAGACCATATACACCCGGTTTTAGTGTCTCAACTGTTGGAGTTTCCGGCATATTGGAACGCATCTGACGAATCTTACGGTCTACTACATCCGGTTCTTGTGAGAACCGACGTGCCAGGTTCCTGGTATAATCCAGACGGAGAGTTTCTGATTCCACACATGCCACTAACCGACAGACAGATGCCAATCTTTCTTCTTTCTCTACTGGGTCCTCTATTTTCTCCGGAAGAAATATGTTACAGAAATAAGTTACAAAGCTGGCCGTATTATTATTCAGCCATGCCAAAGTCTGTTCTTTTTTCTCCCTGGCCAGATCGTCCGGATCTTTACCCTGAGGAAGACGTACACAATTAATGTTAAGCCCTGCACGAAGCATTGTCTCACAATTTTTCATGGATGCCTTGATACCCGCTTCATCATCATCGTATACCAGTACGACTTTGTTGCTATAACGGGAAATCAATTTCACCTGATCATCTGTCAGAGCCGTTCCCGAACCGGCAACAACGTTTTTCACACCTGCTGCGTACAGGCTCATGACATCGAACTGCCCTTCCACCAGATACACATAGCCCACCTGGCTGATGAAACGATAAGCCTGATACAGTCCGAAAAGGTGTTTCCCTTTATTAAATAGCGGTGTGTCGGTAGTATTGACATATTTCCCTACTTTCTTGTTGGGAGTTACTATGCGGCCACTATATGCCACCGGTCTACCCTGCATGTCTAGAAATGGAAAAACTATACGGTCACGGAATACATCGTAATAATCATAATCCCCTTTAGCCACTACATTAACCTCAACAAGATTTTGTGTCATATATCCGGATGAAGTGAGATGGGAATAAGCCTTGTTACCCTGTGGCGCGTATCCGATACGGAACGTTTTCAAAATTCCATTATCCAAAGAGTAGCCGCGCTCTTTCAAATAGGCTCCGGCCGAAGGAAGCTGGGACTGAAAAAAATTGGTGGCGGCATCCATTGTTATATATAATGTTTCACGATGTTTCCGTACTTCCAACTCCTCTTTGGTCACTTCGGTTTCTTCTACCTGTATACCCGCACGCCGGGCGCACCATAATACAGCTTCTGTAAATGACATATTTTCATGTCTTATCAAGAAATCAAACACATCCCCTCCTGCTCCGCATACAAAACATTTGTATATCTGACGGGATGGAGTAACGCGCATGGACGGATGACGATCGTTATGAAACGGACATACTCCGACATACCCCGGTCCTTTTTTCTCCAGTCTGACAAATGAGGATATCACATCTACGATATCAACTGCTGCTTTGACTTTATCTATGCTATTCTGACTTATTTTGCTCATCTGTTATTTCTCCTTCAAAGAGGTTTAATTGCCGCGCCTCGAATGCTTCCTGTAGGGTAATTTCTAGGTGCGTGGTTATTGCTACATATTCCGGCTCTGTAATTTGTACACGGCCATAATATAAATCCCAAAAGTGTATTTGCGACATACCTACCGCCTTATAAAAGGCACGGGTAGGCTTAAAGTACTCCGGGTGCACGAACTTGATTTTCAAAATTTCCTGTAAGATGTTCCGCTTAATCTGAGTTCCTACCGCTATCCGGTTTCTGATCAGAAACATTTTGACTGCGCTAGAAGTACGGCCTATGCGACAGGCCATTTCCTCTACAGTCAGCTTTCCAGCGTTATCGCGGACAAATCTTTTTTCTGCGTTGGTCCAACTTCCCTGGTTCATATTTTTCTTGTTTATAAATTCGGGTATATGTATCATTAAAAACTACCTGCGGATGATCATGGATATACAAGCAACATATCCTGATGAATATTTCACGCATATCTTCCTGGACTAGGGTGACATCAAAGCATCTTCCTTCACGTAAACCGTCAAGTGCGGAAAACACCTTACCTTCGTATTCGGTATATTCTTTCAACCCCATGGCATGGATGGTATCAAGTATCCATTCTCCATAATTATCCGGCAGACGAAACGAAGAGAAGTCCACCCCTTGAGATTTATCGGATAAAATCATAATACTTTGATAATTTATTTACTGTTTTTTTCAACAGGACGTGTTGTCTTGCCTGTATCATATTCCCGGCTGATTGCTGTTGCTATCCTACGGGATATTTCCTGACTATCAGCAGATATATCCTGTATCCGAGAATAACACACAATTGCCTCGCTGATAACGTACAATTCGTTAGGGGTAAGTTCCATTATGGAAAAAAGCCCTGAATGATCTACATCTACATACATAACTGACCTGATTTTATATCGTATCCTTTATTCTGAACAGACTTGAGAGGCAGGTCATACTGCGGAAGACGCTGGTTATCACTGGCACGAAAACAGATACCGGCAGCATCCCAACGCACACGGATCTGACGTTTGACACGCTTGATCTTACCATCAATCACACGTTTGCTACGGATACGAATAAATCCTTCAGCCTTACGTATATAACGCGCACGGTCTGTGTAAAAAAGGCGATAAAGGTGATAGCCACATATAATCATTGCAGCTTCAAAAGTGTTTGAATAATACATAGTTGTTATTTTAAATTATTGTTAATCCAGAATAGTATCATCTCCGTAATGGAATGAAGATCAAGCTTAGATTGTATATCAGAACGGTGACGGTCAATCGTATTAGTCGAAAGAGAAAGCTTTTTGGCAATCTGTTCGGTATTAAGTCCATCCGCATACATACGGAAGATATTAATCTGCTGTTTTGTCAAAGGCAAAGTATACTGAGGATTACAGACAACATTTTCCAATTGACAATCACCAGCGCCACGTAACGGGCAATGAACCTGCTCAAAATGGAACGTGTGTTTACTTATATCAACCACATTGGTTTCGTATTCTCCAAAATTACATCGGGCAAAACGACTCACAATCCGATAACGATAGTAAGAAGGATTCTGAGCACTCCCTTTATATAGGGAAGATAATGCCAGATAGGCTCCATGATAGTTTTGCATAATATAATCATGCAAAATGGATATCAAGTCATAGTGGGTAGGCAATAAAATAAAAGCCTCCTGCCCTTCAACAGATACCATAACACCTCCAGAAGGAGTGTTGTAAAATTCTATGTCATTTAGTTTCAACATATTAATGTTTTGTTCCTTATTGTTCCTGTTATTAGTTAATTGGCAGTTTCATAAAACACATCCACATAGTCTTTCCATGTCTTCCAGTAGTATGGCCGAAGAGTGGTTGCCGATTGATGGCACTCAATACTTCCCTAACTGTTATCTGATCCTCATTCCATTTGAAAATCAGAACTCCGTAGTCATCCAGAACACGAAAGCATTCATCAATTCCCTTTTTTATCACCCTTGGCCAATCTTCAGGAAGTTTACCATACTTCTTGGCTAACCAACTATTTTTACCAACCTTTAGCAAATGGGGTGGATCAAACACTACCAGTTTAAAGGATTTATCCAAAAACGGCATATCGGTAAAGTCCGATACGATGTCTGGGTGGACTTTCAGATTCCGCCCATCACAAAGAATGTATTCTTCGTCCCTAATGTCAGCAAACAAAGCCAAAGGGTTTTTTTTGTCAAACCAAAACATCCTACTGCCACAACAGGCATCTAATATTATTTTTGTTTCACTCATTTCTATTCTGTTATGAATTATTTTTTTATAACTACCGCCATTGTACTAACAGTCGTTCCACTCTCTTTAAACTCGCCAGCGCTGATTTCAAACACTTCTCCATGTACTTCTTCCAACCATTCCCGGAACTCAACACATTTCTTTTCAGACGCGAATTTCCAATGCTGACTAGTTATAGCTGCAAGAATTCCACCTTCTTCCAAGCGTTCATACATAAGTCTTACATGGTCTATGTCTTGATTGCCGGAGAATGGAGGATTAGCAATAATCTTAGTGTAATGCCCTACACTGTCTTTCGTAAAATCTTCATCAAGCAATATTACGTTATCAAGTGTATGAAGGAACTCCCTGTTTTCTGGCATCAATTCATAACATTCAACTGTTACTGACGGGCACGACCGATGAATCGCTTTTATCAGAGCACCACGTCCGGCACTTGGTTCAAGTACGGTATCTGTTTCATGAATTCCACCGGCAAGCATTACCAGCCAGTCTGCAATATCAGCAGGTGTTTCAAAGAACTGAAAATCTTTTTGCAAATCGCATCGCTTACCTTCTTTCAAGATGGAGAACACACGTTCCGGATTAAAAGGAAATGTGAAACCCTGTACCTTCCCACCTTGCCATGAGCCGCCGGCTTCTTCTATCCACTTTTTTGCTTCGGCATAAGATTTTTTATTGAATTGAACTTGAGGAAGTTTGAGGATATTGTTCTCAAGAGTACAATGTTTCAGTATTTCTTCCACATTCCATTTTTTGCCTTCGTCAGCCTGTTTCTCCTTTTCCCCAACCGGGGCGTCAGGTGCTAACAGTGAAGATATTTTTTGAACAACTATGTTGCTTGCGTCCATGAAGGCACTGACGCAAGATATCGCTTCTATCAAAAAAACAGTGTCAACACACCCGGTATCGTCATAGATGTCTATCCCTTCGGTCATGGATGACAGTTCATTGAGCTGCGCAACACTACCATGTAACGTTTCGATTAAAATCTTTTTTTTGTTCGTCATAGCTTTTTTGCAAATAAATTCTTGTTGTGTCTACACTCCCGTGACCTAGAAGGTCAGCGAGTTGAATTACATCTTTGTTTTTTTTAAGGAACATCTTAGCGAAAAAATGGCGAAAGGCGTGCGCGTGCATTTTCCTTGGATCAATGCCGCAATGTTTTCCCCATGCTTTCAAGTGCTGGGAAAAGCCACGCTGTGTGATCGGGCCGAATCTCCCTACCGCAAAAATCCCGGTTTTACCATATTCTTTAGCGTAAACCTTCGCTTCCTGCTGAATTGTTTTTTGGAAGAAAAAACGTCTGTACTTGTTACCCTTTCCTTTTAATACTACTTCCCCGGATATGATGTCTTCCCACGTAAACTGTTGGAATTCCGACAGACGGGCACCCGTTGTACCCAATACCTTGACAAAGAAGTAATAGTCCTTGTTGGATTTCGTTTTCAGGAAATCCAGTAAGCGGTTGTATTCCTCTTCTGTCGGGACATTGTTCACATCGAGCTTGCGCTTCATCTTAGGCCGCTTAAGCTCTATAGGCTTCTTCAGCCATTTGGAAAATCTTTCTATTGCTGTAATCCGCAAACGGATGGTAGCGGGAGATAATTTTTCTTCTTCAAGACTTTTTATAAACCTCCTGCAATTATCCATGTTTACCTCATTGGCATACTCGAAATACTTTTTCATTGAAGTATAATATAAATTAACTGTATGAGGGGAGTAGTCATTATTATCCGTCAACCATACTATAAAGTCATTCAATAGCTTTTTGCTCTTCTCGGATATGACGTCAAGTTTTTCCAGTGGCTTTACCGTCTTATCCCTCCTTCCATATCCGATGTTAAGGAAAGACAATAGATCGCATATAGCTGAACACATTATGGAATGACGCACCATGACATCTGCATTTTCACGCTTATAAACCAGATAGCCACGACGATTGACATCTTCAGTACGTTCAAGAAAATCCGTTACATATTTGATATATTTCCCGACAGTATCATAAGTCCTGCCTGTTGTGTATAAGTAGGAAATATAATCAGTTAATATCTTCTGCCTGTCATTATTCATAATCTTGTTTAATTAAATTATACCAATCATTGCTATCTTCGAAAAAACATCTGTATCCATTAGCCGTATGTTTGCCTCTTACTTTCCGACATATAGCACTGATCAAAGAAGGAGCCACGCCAATCATCTTACCAGCCGTTTGTATCGAAGGGAATACTCCACATAATTTCTCATCCTTTATCAAAACAACGCTCTTTTTATTCATGCCTGCACCAGTCTTATGCCAAGCCCCACGTCCTTTAGACAGATTTTTTATACTTCTGGCCTTGGAACGTTTTGAATGATAAACCATTTTACGACCCTTGTTGCGAGAAACACAACCTTTTAAAAATCGTCCGGTAATTAAGTCTCTCTCAAATCGCTCAGGCGGTATATATAATTCACTCATTTCCGATTCGTTTTGAGGATTATCCATTAAACTTAAACTCATCCATATATCCCATCTCTTTCA